TTTCAACATNGCTTCTTTAGCTNCATTGAACTTATCTCTAGCTGAATTTTTAATCTCATTGAATTTATTAGTTACACTTGTTTTAAGACTATCAATTGTATTCGTTACCGCGTTCTTTGCATCTTCAATTGGCTTGCTTACAGCCGCTTTAATATTGTTCCAAACCTCAGTTGTTTTAGTTTTAATAGCGTTCCATATCTCTGTCACTTTGTTTTTAACGGCATTGACAGCTTCCGTCACTTTCGATTTAATCGAGTTCCATACCTCAGAAATTTTATTTGATATAGCATTCCATATTTCGGTTGTCTTGTCTCTAATAGCATTAAACACTCTTGTATAAAAATCTTTAATCCTGTTAACAACTGTTTCAATTACGCCATAAATTGCATTCCAAATAGTAATAAAAAACTCTTTAATCGCGTTAAATACATTTGTAACAACTTCTTTTATGGCATTTGTAACTGTGGAAATAACATCTTTTAATGCGTTCCATTTTTCTGTTGTCCACTCACCGATGTAATTCCAGATAGTAACAAATAACGCTCTGATAAATTCTAAAGGAACTTGAATCGCGGTCTTAATTATCAAAAACGCACCTTCAACTATTGATTGGATTAGTAAAAATGCAAAAGTGAAAATATTCTTTATCCCTTCCCATATTTCAGAAAAGAATTCAGATATACTTGTCCACACTTCAGTTACTTTAGTGGAGATAGCCTCCCAAGTTTCAGAGAAAAAGTTTTTTATATTTTCCCACGTTTCTGTTGCTGAATTAGAGATTGCTTCCCATGTTTCGGAGAATAAAGTCTTTATTCCTTCCCAAACTTCCGAGATTTTCACTTTAATACTATTCCATACCTCGGAAAGGTATTCTCCTAGTTGTGCAGCTTTTTCTTTAATCGTATCCCAATTCGCCCAAAGTAATACACCTACAGCGATGACAGCTGCAATAATGCCTGCTGCAATTGCAAAAGGCGCTACTAAAGCTCCTATACTAACGCCTAAGGTTCCCGCCATCATCGATAATGAGCCTAACACCGATATAACTGTTCCAACTACGGTTAATATAGGTCCTAGCGCTACGACAAAAGCAATAATACCGATAATTAATTTTTGTTTTTCTGGACTTGCATCCGCAAACTTTTTAGCAAGCTCTGCCACTTTTTCAATAATCGGTTTTAATATTTCCATCCCTTTTGATAAGGCATCCATTAGAGGACCGCCAAATTCAATGGCAATATCTACGATTTCATTCTTTAATATTTTAAGTTTTGATTCAAATGTTTCATACTTCTTCGTTGCTTCATCGGTTAGTGCTGTGTTTTCTTCCCAAGCATTTTGACCTATGTCTAGAGCATCAGTGAAAACACCCGAAGCATTTGCTGCTCTTAAAAGAGAATCCCTAAGTCTAACTTCTTTTATATCCATATCATCAAGTACTTTTATGGCTGATATGCCACGTTCTTCAGATTTTGAAAGTCCGTCTATAAAAGTCATTAATGCACCGGTAGCATCATCTTTGTAAGCTTTTGCAAACTCTTCGGAACTCATACCTGCTACTTTTGCGAAATCATCAAGCGCTCCTCCACCTTTTTCTGCAGCAAGTTGCATATTGATCATAACTTTCGAAAAAGCAGACCCTCCCGCCTCACTCTCTATTCCCACTGAGCTTAATGCACCGGCCATACTTAAAATTTCAGCTTCAGTCATGCCTACTTGTGTTCCAGCTCCTGCTAATCGAGTGGCCATATTTACGATATCTGCTTCTGTGGTGGCAAGATTATTACCAAGCTCCACTATAGTACTTCCTAATCTTCCGTAATCATCAGCGCTTAATCCTGTTACGTTAGCTAATCTTGCTAATGATGTAGCTGCTTCCTCACTTGATAGATTAGTAGAGTCGCCTAGCATGATCATAGTTTCTGTAAAGGTTAAGACGTCTTCTGTTTTGATTCCAAGTTGTCCAGCCGCTTCAGCTACCCCTGCAATATCGTTCGCAGATTGAGGCATTCGCTTAGCCATATTCCTAATGCCTTCTTCAAGCATTTCGTAACTATAGGTTACTTTACCATTAGAGTCTATTGCTTCATCAACAGTTTTCTTTACTCCTGTAAAGGCTGTTTCAAAGTCACTAGCTGCCTTAACTGTTCCAGCTACCCCGGCAATAATAGGGAGGGTAAGACCTATGGTCATTTTCTTCCCTACGTCGGTCATTTTATCCCCAACGTTTTTCATTTTCTCGCCGTAATGTTTTAAGCCATTCTCCGCATCTTTTAGGGAGTTTGTAAAGTCTTGATTTTTTATCTTTGCGTCAAGTAAAGCATCTTCAAGTTTTTTAACTTCTTGAGAACTATCTCCATATTCTTCCTTAGCAAGTTCTAACTGTTTTTCTAAGTTTTGCACGGAGTCTTTCGTTAAATCAATCTGCTTCTTTAAATATTCTTTTTCTCTCTTTAAAGACTTAGTCCCTGATTCAGCGTTGCCTGCTTCTTTATTTTCCAATTCGTAAGCTTTAGCTAACTGATCCGATGACTGACTTAAATCATCACTGGTCTGTTCTAATTCCTCAAGTTTATCTTTTCTTTGCTGAGAAGATTCAATAGCAATTTTCTCTTCTGCTGTTAGTTCCTTTGTTGAAGCTTTTTGCTTATCTAGTTGGGCAGATGTTTGTTGTACTGCGTTCTTTAGATACTCTTCGTTCCTTTGTGCATCAAGTAGCTTGTCACTCCATATACGAGTTTCATTAGAGTTTTCACCAGTTAATCTCTTAGCTTCTTCATAGGCCTCACTTGTCTTTTTTGTTTTCTGTTGTGCAAATTCTAGTTCTTTATTCAATTTCTTAAAGCTTGATTCCAACTTCTCAGTATCGGTAGCAGTGTTTTTCATCTGTTCTTTTTGCAATCTAAACTCTTTGTTTAAGCTAGATAGCTCCGTGCCGACCTCTTTAATTGCTTTATTAAACTGGGTATTAATTGCTTTATATTCAACTTGTATTTCTTTTCTATTCGCCATATCACACCTCCTTATTAATTACTCCTGGTTGATGTAGGCATCTATTGCAGATTTATTAGAGGCGATCTGCCTAACCTCAGTAAAAGGAACATGCCATACTGTCCAAGGATCTACATTAAAAAGAAAAGTGTAGATGGAAAATAAATCCTCTACACTTTGAATGTTCTCCCAATATTTGGGTGCGGCCTTTCTGCCCTTTTTATTATTTACTTTTTTTTTGAAGTTACTTTTCTAAATGAATTAGCCATAGCATCCTTTTCAAGCTTGTTTTTTTCTTTGTTCGCTTCTCCAGCTATAATCTCACCGTATAGTTCTCCACACATTTCAAGGTTTGAGTTTACCTTTGATTCAAACTCTTCTTGAGTCATTCCATTGGGGTTTGCATTTTTATATGCAATGTATGGAGCATTCATCATGTCTTCCATTTTCGCTTTAGATGGGTCTGATTGAGCCAACGCCATATCGCTTAAAAAGGTTTTTGAAATTAACCCTTCATTTTGCATCTTTCTCATTGAGAAAAGGGTTAACGTTGTGTTCAGGTTAACTGTCACCACTTCTCCATCTAAGTCTGGTTTTAAATCTAATTCGTAAATCATTTAAATCCTCCTTAAGGGATAATTGGTGTGACTAGAGTCTGATCAAAGGTCTTAGCCCATCCAGTTTTAACTTCTTCGTCCGTTAATTCTTCTTCATAAGCTTCATAGTAGAACTTACCAAGACTATCTTTCATTGCTTTAAACTCAATTTCAATCTCTGCAATCTCATCAAGGCCATTTTCATGACTAAATGCATATCCACTAGTAACAGACATTTTAGGATAAGCCATAAATTTCTTTTGAACGCCATACATGTCTTGTCCTTCAAAAGTAAATACGCCTTTCTTTCCTCTTGTGTTTTGTCCTATGGCATAAACTCCAGGTCTAAGCCCATCATTAGATAATCCAAAGATATCTCTAATAACACCAATGGTCATATGGCCTGTAAGAGTTACAGTGTAAAAATTAGTCAACGTAATTTCTTCTTCAACTACACCTTCACAAACTTTTGTAATAGATCTAACGTCAGCTTCCATCCCTAGGGCACCTACGCATCCTAGTGCTTTAGCTTCTAAATAAGCTTTTGTTGTTTCATCCCATGGTCTAAACTGACCATTAGTTACTTTTAATAAATCATAAGATTGATTTAATTCCATTAATATTTCCTCCTTATATTTGAGCAGCGAGTTCTAATGCATCTAACATT